CTCTTTTCTTTTGGCCAGGAACGGCTTGGGAGGCGATAGTATTCTTCCTTCGCACCTATCTGCACATTGGCCTATTTATAGGCGGGTGCTTCGCGGCTTATGCCCTTGGATGCTTTGTGTTGCAGTCAATCGGATTTTACGATCAGGATAGCAATAAGTAGGCAATTAACTTTGTCCAGTTAATTAGCAAATAAACTGGACATTCATTGCGCTCAATCGCAAGCCCACAACGGATTACAGCGAAAACACCTAACCCCAAAACCAATGAACGCTAACCAAATTAGGCGGCTAATAGCGACCGGCTGCCACGAAACATTCGAGGCGGACCACCTTCGCGGCCTTAGTGCCACAATCAACGGAGCCGACTTCCCCGAGTGGGAACGCGACATCTACCAGGAGGACATCCGCCTACGGATTAAGCGCATCGAGGCCATTCAAAACCAAAAGATAACCGAGCTAATACAGAACGCATGAAAGATTCAAATGGTAGAATATACCACCATTATGAACTTTGGGAAGATTGGAAGTGTGGTTTTTATGATTCTGTTTCAGGTGTGAAAAGAAAAAAAATGATTCAAACGGTCATTGAAACATTTTCAAACAACACCGAAACTTATAAACTAATGAAAGATGTAATTAGTAAATGGAAGTATTCTATCGAAGAGAATTTTACAAACCCAAGCATTAACAAGGTTGCTTATTTAGGTCAAGCGTGCTTGTGTTTAAAGCATGGTATTCCCGCTTCAGTAACAAGGCTTGCATGGTCTGATGTAACAGAAAGTGGTAAAAAGAGAGCGAACGAAATAGCAGAACAAGTAATTAAAGAATGGAAAAATGAAAAGAAAGTACACGGAACTCAATGTGTTATTAGCTTCCCAGAATAGGATAGCAAACGTATTTGATGAATTTGACAGAATATACCTTTCATTAAGTGGTGGAAAGGATTCTACAGTAATGTTTCATCTTGTTTTAAATGAAGCAAGGAAAAGAAACAGAAAATTTGCAGTTCTATTTATTGATTGGGAATGTCAATTTCAATACACTATTGACCATGTAGATAGTTTAATAAAACAAAATCAAGATATTGTAATTCCTTATTGGGTTGCCTTGGAGATAGAAACGTCTTCTTCTTGTTCCATGTATGAACCTACATGGAGGTCTTGGGATGAACGGAAAAAGAATTTGTGGACTAGAGAAAAAAACGATTTAAGTATTAAAGATTCTACTTACTTCCCCTTTTACTATCCAGGAATAACATTTGAAGAGTTTACGCCTTTGTTTGGTGAATGGTTTAGCAATGGAGAAAAAACAGCTTCATTTGTTGGAATTAGAACTCAAGAAAGTTTAAACCGATTTAGAGCCATATCAAGAGGTGACGTGTCAAGGTATAAAGATTGGAGTTACACAGTAAAGAATACCGATAACGTATACAACGTATACCCTATTTATGATTGGCTTGTTGATGATATTTGGACGTATGTATACAAAAGTCAATGTGAATACAATAAAGTTTATGATAGGATGTATCAAGCGGGTTTAAGCCCTTCACAGATGCGCATAGATGAGCCGTTTGGAGATGAAGCGAGAAAGAACCTTTGGATTTATCAGATCATAGAGCCTGTAACATGGTCAAAGTTTACCGCAAGAATGGCGGGTATAAATTCCGCTTGTTTGTATAGTCAAGAGAAAGGGAATATCCTTGGTAATGATAAAGTGAGCTTGCCCGAAGGTCATACATGGAAGAGCTTTTGTGATTTTTTACTTGACACAATGCCACCAAAAACAAGTGAGCATTACAAGAATAAAATAGCCGTGTACATTAAATGGTACGAAAACAGAGGTTATCCAAATGGAATACCGGATGCGGCTTATTATCCACTAGAGCAATTGGGTAAAGTTCCTGCATGGAGGCAAATTGCAAAAACCTTACTTCGCAATGACTACTATTGTCAAGGGTTAGGCTTTGGTGTTACCAAGTCGAGCAACTACGAAAAGTATATGCGAAGAATGAAACAAAACAGGAAACTATGGAAGATTTACGAATAATACAGACAAGCAGCATTGATTTGGTAGCTGATTCATTAAAGTATATTCTACTTCAAAATGATGTTTATCGAGATTTTGAGGGTAGTATAAATTACAATGAAAGCCAAATTTGGGTTCTTTCTTTTATAAAAAGTAAATGCATTGGGTTTATTTGTTATGACCAAAAAAATATACTTTACATTTACACGTTGCCTATCTATAGAAAAAAAAGAGTTTTGTCCAAAATGTGGGAATGCGTTAAAAGTGGTGAATATTCCGTTTTGGCAAACAATAATTCAAAACACTTCTTTGAAACAAAAGGATTTCAAATAACCAAAAGCTACAAAAAATGGCACAAAATGACCAACAAAAAGTAGAAACTCAGGTAAAAGAGTATTTACAAAGCCTTGAGAATGATGAATTGATTGATGCAATTAATTCATTGAGGGGTATTATTCATGAAAACAGCCCATTTAAAGAAAATCCCGTAGACATGGTTTATTGGGTCAAGAATTCAGATGTTCATGCTAACGACTACAATCCAAACAGCGTAGCACCTACCGAAATGGATTTATTAAAGTTGTCAATAAAAGCAGACGGTTACACTCAACCGATTGTTACAATGCCTGAAGATGGAGGCTCTTTTGAGGTGGTTGATGGTTTTCACAGGCATCTAGTTGGCAAAAACGATTCTGATGTTCAGCAAATGGTTCACGGTTATTTGCCTGTTGTTAAAATACGATCTTCAAGATACGATAAGGAAAACAGAATGGCCGCTACAGTCCGGCACAATCGAGCAAGGGGAAAGCATAAAGTAGAAAGCATGAGTGAAATAGTTATGCACCTCAAGCGTAAAAAATGGAGTGATACTAAAATAGCTAAGCACCTTGGAATGGATCAAGACGAGGTTTTAAGGTTGAGGCAAGTAACTGGACTTACAGAATTGTTTAAAAACCGTGAATTTTCTATGAGTTGGGAAATGGAAGATGAAGATATTTAGACCATTCTTTACTTACCTTTGTGTTATATCGTCTATCCGACTTTAGGACGATGAAGAAACTTTCACAAAGCCCTGTAGTGGATTCATGTTGTCGGATGCATGATGAAGCTATGGGGCTTTTATTTTAATCCGACAGATGAAAGGAAAAAAGTCTTTTGTACTTTATGCTGATCTTCTCGAAAGCGTTGACCATTTGACCGATGAAGAGATGGGGCGGCTATTCCGTCACCTCTTGGAGTATGTTAATGACCAAAACCCCGAGCTATCCGACCGCTTATTGCTTACCGCTTGGAAGCCAATAGAGCGCAGTCTAAAGCAGGATTTAGAGAAGTGGCGGGGAATATGTGAGAAGCGAGCGCAAGCAGGTGCTAAGGGTGGCAAGCAAAAGGTAGCAAACCTAGCAAATGCTACAAATGCTAAGCAAAACCTAGCAAACGTAGCTGATAGTGATACTGTAAGTGATACTGATAATGATAGTGTAATAAATAACCCCCTTAATCCCCCAAAGGGGGAAGAGATTGTTCTTCCATTTGATTCTGAAAAATTCAAAGCCCAATGGCAACTGTGGAAGGCTTACAAGAAAAAACAGCACCGCTTCACATACAAGCACAAGGCAAGCGAACAGGCCGCGCTCACAAGCCTTAACAACATGGCTGCGGGCCAAGAGAGGAAAGCAATAGCGATATTGCACCACACAATGGCCAACGGGTGGAAAGGCTTTGTAGTTCCAAAGGATGAAGGCACTAGCACCAAGATGACGGTAGAAGATATTTTGAACGGAGTAAATTAAATTAATGAGCGAAATAACTAAACACGAAGCCCCCGCGCTCCCCGCGATAGTGGAGGAGGTGACAAACGCAAAGGCATCGCCAAAGATTGGCGAGGTGGCCGATGATGTATTGAACAAGCTAATACGCTTAGAGATTTCAAAGGCTATCAGCCGAATTGGTTGGAAGGCGGTGGAGCAAAGCGTTTTCGAGGTAGCGGCTGAGGATTTAGCCTACTTGCTGAAGAGCAAATACAGGCACCTAGGCATTCAGGAGGTTGGTATCGCCTTCCGCACTCAGGCCCTCAACGATGAGAAATCAATCTTTTGCAGTCAGACATTGGCTAAATGGCTAGAGGGCTATATGAGCGAGGTGAGGCCGAAAGCATTTAGAGCGCGGGAGGTTAGAAAAGAGCTACCCCATATCAGCGATGAGGAGGCGGTGAATGATGCCTTCGCTCGGTATATCCAGGTAAAGCCAATCTACAACCACAAGCACATCTATGAGATTCTGGAGCGCAAAGGCGTTTTCAAATTGAGCAAAGAGGAAAAGTGGGAAGCGGTCCGGAACGCGATAGATTGGGAAATTGCAGATTTGGCTATTCGGATGCGTGACCCGAAGTTGAGGGAGATTGCCAAGCAGCGGGAGAAGTCCTTTTTGATAGCTCGGAAAGATCTGAGCAAAGCGGATCAGATTGTCAAAGATGCGGGCATGAGGTGGTTAGTGAATGAGTATTTCTGCGAAATGCGGGCAAGTGGACATAAAAAGATATTCGAATGAAAATCGACAAAAGAGAGGTTCAGGTGGTTATGGGATTGCTTGAGCGCAGATTGAAGGGATCGGGGGTAAGCGTTGAAGAGGTGCAAAGCGGGAAACGGATTCCTAGCTTGGTTTACATCAGGTGTCAGGTGCATAAGGTGGCGAAGGGATTGGGCTTTCATCATTTGGTTATTGGCGAGGTATTGCGGAGGGATTACAGCTCTTTGTACCACTATGACAAGCTGCATGAGGAGATGTTAAATTGCCCAAATGTGCGGGAATATCGTGAGGGCTATGCAAAATATATCAAGTATCTTTTGTAGCTTTGTCAAACAAAGGTCGTGTGGCGCAATGGTGACGCGGTGGGGTCGCTCCCTGCTTTGATATAGGTTCGAATCCTGTCATGACCACTGTTTTGGTTTTCTGTGGAAAGCGAAAGCACCAAACAAAATCCCGTGGGAGCCGTTGGCCTGCGGGTGTAATACGGGAAAACAGATGACGGCCCGGAAAGACGGGCATTTTTAACAATCAAAACCTAAAGCGATGAGCGATTACGACTACATCAACCCGAAGCACTACCAAGAGTTCTCTGTTGAAGTCATCGACATGATGGCCGCTATCTGGGGGAAAAAGGCAACGGCCTTACATTGCGAGATGTGCGCTTTTAAGTACAAGCTGAGAGCGGGGAGCAAACCCGACCAACCGATTGAGCGCGACCTCG